ATATTAGTTCCACCTCTTTTCCTTAAACATTATTTTCCCAACGTTAGGAGCTTCGAACCAATGAGCTTCAATCCTTTCTCCACTATCTAACTCAACAAAACCAATTTTCTTTTGCCAATCTTTCGCAGTAGTTTCAGGATATTTTTCAACTAAGAAATTAACAATATCAATCTTTCGATTAACGCCTTTCCCAGCTATCACTTTGACGTTAGTTATTTTCGATCCCGCTTTTATTTTCTCTTTTCGGTTCGATAAAGTTATATCCCTTTTGACAAAAATGTCTCTTGCTTTTGCACTTACAGATTTTGGAAGCTGTATATCGGGTTGGCGAAGTCCAATTACCTTTCTTTCCTCTATTTTAGCATCTTTCTTTGTGTCCCGCCATTTCTTCGTGTGGGAATTTTGTAAACCACGGGCATCTTTCGGATTGTATTCTACTGTGCAGCGGCAACGGTCATGACGCTGATAAATATTATCCGGTTCCTCATGATAGATATAGGTTCCAGCCAAGTTTTTACACCAATCACAGGCTTTTCCTCGAACAGTTCGGGTAATCGTCGGTTGCAATCCAGATCTTGCATGAAAATCGACATTTTCTCTGATGGCATCATCAACAACAGATTGAGTAAAGTTGACAATTGGCTCCTGCAAAATCCATTTGACTGCTTCAAAGTCAGACTCACTAGATAATCGATTAATGAGACCGTCAATGCGATCCTGATTGAGTGCTGGGGATTGCGCTTTGAGCTTGATTCCTGCAGCATGATTCAATTCCGTTTGCACATCACTAGCAAAATTGCTAACTAGGTCAAAATTCTTCTGCATAGTTGGATTCAAGATCCGATCAGCAATATTAAAATACATTTTTCCGTCCGGTAAAATTTCCGCCGTAATATTAGTGCCAAGGACATCTGCTAAAATCTCGCCAACTTCAATTGCAAAATCATTTACTTCAAGATAAGTTGCCTTTTTGTTTTTTAGCGCTCGTAGTGTCTTTTTTAATTTAGCACTGTTGTACGTTTGTTTATCGAATTGTGTTTGAATCGTTTCTAAAAGACTTGGAACAATATCATCCATTGTCCCCAGCTCCTTTTACGCCAGTTAAATCACGAATCATTTCTCCATCAACAAAACCTTCAATGGCTTGGTTAAGTTTAATAGCGCCATCCCCGATTAGGCTCAACATACTTGCATCTGCCTCAAATAATGGTTCCCATTTTGGCTGGGTATTAACAAATTGTTCACGTAAATACGGGTAGTCATCGCGCAAGCAAGCTGCCAAATATGCTACGTTAAGAAATCCGGAACCTAATGATCGTTGTGCTTTTCTTCCTGATTTCAGTAAAGGTTCATGACTTGCCTTAATTGCTTCTGCACTTGATGGATTATCAGATACAAAACCTAAATCATCAGATGTAATACCCATTTCACCCGCAAACAATTGAGCTTCCATCCTTAATTGATCAACAAAAGGAGTCATACTTGGGGATGTAAACTGTCCCAAAGTAGGTTTTTCACCATCATCGTCTTTTGTAAATTGAAGCATTGCTGAAACAGTAGCTTTCCAACTATCAAGAGGTTCTGCGTCATTACTCAACCCAACCACATATTTTTGAGGGAATGAGTAAAAATCAGCAGTCACTTTTGATAGCATCAATATTTTTTGGGCATCCCTTAATATATTAATGCCTGCTCTTGTAATTCTTGAACGTCCAAAAGGTCTCTCGGCATCTGGCCGATGGATAATCGGGACTAACAATGGATGATTGGTAGGGTTCGGTATTGAAAAATCTTCAGTGTTTCGATCTGCATAGTAAAATGTTGTGTATTCAGAAGTAAAATATGCTTCTAATAAAGGAACCCCACTATCATCTCTTTCTAGAACGACATAACCTTCTGTCAACAATCCTGTTATAGGATCAATAATACCAGTCGCGTTACTGGCTTCAATGACTTGTAATCGTGGTAACTCTTCCTCCACTTTCGAGATATAAACAAAAGAACACGATGCAATCAAAGCTGAAAGTACCGCGCTGTCAAAAAATACATCTGGATTATTTGCTTGAAAAATTTCGTTGACCTCAAAATCATCATTTGTAAACTCGCGAAATATTAATCGATCTCCCAGGGCGTCTACTCCTTTTGTACACCAACCCAAAATAGTTTTATAACTATCCTTTAACTGTTTTGGAATTGTAGCACTAATGTCATTATCGGTATATTTCATCGCATAGCGTTTATATCTCATATTAACTCTAGCTTGCTTTGATATCAGCTTCCTTCGAAGATATTCTATTCCTTTTTTACTCATAACATCGCTCCTTTCAATGTCGCACGAGAAAAAATGTACAGTGACGGCGTGAAGCCCGGCGGCTGGACGGGTGGGGTGGGTATCCCCCCCTTCTCTGCTCTCGCCACAGCGTTTGAATTTATTTTTGGCATCGTTACATTCAACATGATCAATGCTTGTAAGAAGCCCAATCAAGGCTTTGTGGAAGATTACGATTGCCTAATATTTTTGGCTCTTCTTGCTTTGATTTAAAAAGTTTGTCCGACTTCTGTCGGTTGCATGACCAGTGAGCCAGCTGCAGGTTCGAGATGTCCGACGGATGACCACCCTTGTTGATAGGAATGATATGATCGACGACTGGACTCATTGGATCCGGATACTTTATCCTTTTGTCCACAGGTTTGCCGCAGATCCCGCAAACGTTCTGGGTCTTCAGGATGATCTTCTTATTCTTGTCAAAGGCGACCCGGTGGGCTCCTTGACGATCCGCTCTCAGTGCCATATGGTGGGGCCTCCTTGTATATAAAAAAAGCACCCGCTTATGGGGTGCCTCATTTGCTATTGATTCATCATATCTTTAGCGATTGCTATTGCTGCTTCCTGATGTGTCGCTGGCGAAGTAACTCGTTTCCATCCCGAATCCAAACCAAGCGCATCGCACCAAACTCTCATAATATGTGGACTAAATAATCCGTCCTCTTTCACTGTAAATCGCTTGGGTAAATAGTAACTTTTATATTCAAAAACTCTTTCATAACTGGTTTCTTCTGAAAGTTCAATCAAAAAAGCTCCCTCTCCGGAAGATTGCAATCCAGTATAAACATAGTCTCTTTCCATTTTTTCCATCCTTTCTCATATGATAACACTCATCATAACAAACCCCTGCCACTTCGGACAGGGGAAAAGGAGGATTGCTAAGATTACTTCACGCTATCATTCTATCTTTTAAAATCGGCGCATTCAAGGCAGCGTTTGTGCATTAGTGGGTAAATACGATCTGCTCCAGATCATCCAGGCTGTCGATCCCGAAGAGAAAGATTGAAAGCTCTTTGCTTGCGCGACTTTCATCCCGTCTGATCGTTGACTCGTCCACATTGTAGAATTCTGCCAAGTCGACTTTATTTAGCTTATTCTGCGAAAGATACAGCTTATTAAGCACCTCGCTTCGGCGCTGCATAGCTATTCCATTATTTTTGCAGTAGGCATAATAAGAGCCCCAGGTAGCATCAAAATAATCAAGCATCTTTTTCGTCTTTGCTTTATATTTCATCAGCGCTTTAAGATTTAATTCCTCAGGATCAAAAATCACATTTTCATAATTGTCCAAGTCATCAATGATCTCTTCACAATGTTTTTGGAGCCAGCGATAATTTTTAAGCAGTAGACGGGTATTTCGCAATCGCCAATCTCGCTTTGCCTTATCAGGGGTAATCTTCTTGTGTTCTTTCAACACGGCTTTTGCAATTATTTCCAATTGTTGTTTGGTTAAATTATCATTCACCACAGTATATTACCCCCGATAATTTAGATTTTTTATTTAATACCCGTCTATCATTCATCCATAATATGCACATCACCTAAGCCACCCCTTATGCTATAATTGGTTTGACGGAACCATTATGCGCGCGGCTTAGGCTGTGCGTTTTTTATTTTTCTAATCCTCCACCGAGCAGTTTGATCACCTCTTTGATTCGATCTTTTTGGTCTTCAGTCAGATTGACAGACTTGAAAATAAGCTCGTTCAAAAGCTCGATAGCAATGTCGTTATTGATCATGGATATTCCTCCTATTTTTCTTTTCTAATAACTATGTTCCTATTTTTCATGGTTTAAACTCGTCTAAACTTATGTTTAACGCGTTTGCAATCTTGCACATTAATTCAAAACTTGGCTTTTTAATCTTCCCTAATTTTAAAGCAGAGATTACAGTATTATTAATTCCAGCTTGTCTTGCTAACTCGGATTGATTAATCCCCGCTTCATCCATTATCTTTTTTAGCCTAAACCACAATATGTTGTGTCTGTTCGCTTTTTGTTCCCGCAATATATTGCGCACATCCTTTCGCTTCTGTATAATCATATTTGAATAAAACGCATACTAACGCTTTATTCAAATAAACTGAAAGGAGATCATTCCATGGCAAAAAAATGTAACCCCTCATCAAAAGTCAGTAAAGCAGGCAGAACCCTT